GTTATGCTTTCTCCAACTGCCTCGGGTAAATCATTTATCATTTACCTTCTCGCGCGATGGTTTAATTTGAAAACGTTGGTAGTTGTCCCAACCACCTCACTTGTACACCAAATGGCTTCTGACTTTAAGTCATATGGGTATGACACTGATATACACAAAATTACAGCAGGTGTGGATAAGAAAACAGACTTGCCAATCGTTATAACAACTTGGCAGTCCATATACAAAATGCCAAAACAATGGTTTTCACAGTTTGGTGTTGTAATCGGCGACGAAGCCCACCTGTTCAAAGCCAAGTCATTGTCATCAATTATGGAAAAGATGATTGACTGTAAATACCGTTTTGGGTTTACTGGAACGCTGGATGGGACTCAAACTCATAAACTAGTCCTTGAAGGTTTGTTTGGCGCGGTAAGGAAAGTTATATCAACTGCTGAACTTATAGAACAAAAACACCTATCAAACTTCAAAATCAAATGTGTCATATTGAAATACCCTGATGCAGTTTGTCAGGCGATGAAGAATGCGACCTATCAAGACGAAATGGATTTTTTAGTCCGTAACGATAACAGAAACAAATTCATAAAGAATTTATGCCTATCACTAGAAGGTAACACCCTTCTGTTGTTTCAGTTTGTTGATAAACATGGACAAATACTATATGACATGATCAAAGATAATAACATCCCAACCTTTTTCGTCCATGGTGGCGTTGAGGGTGTTGAACGCGATGAAATAAGAAAGATTGTTGATGGTGAGTCCAAGTCAATCATCATAGCCTCATATGGCACGTTTTCAACAGGAATAAATATACGTAACCTTCATAATATTATATTCGCCAGCCCATCAAAATCTAAAATAAGAAACTTACAGTCTATTGGGCGTGGTTTGAGAAAAAGTGAGACAAAAGATCAGGCGATGTTGTATGATATTGCAGATGACCTAACTTGGAAATCTAGGAAAAATCATACAATCGGACACTTTGTAGAGCGATGTAAAATATACGATGAAGAAAAATTTGAATACAAAATTTACACCACGAGGCTCAAAGTATGATCAAAATATTAAAGTTAGTTAGCGGTGAAACCATTATTGGAGAACTGGAAGCGGATAGCGTTGATCCAGCAGTTGTTCATGACCCAATGGTTATCGAAGTTTACCGAGACAATGACTACGAAACCCAGTTGAAACTTCACAGTGCCACCAGTTTATCAATTACGGATTATCTTGTTTTTGAAAAAAAACACATATTGACTTATTATCAGCCTCAAGATATACTAGTTGAATACTACAATGAAGTTCGTCCATTTGGCAAAGAAGATAAGAAACTTGCCGAACAAAAGATAGGCGATGCTCTTCACGACTTGATTGACACTGAGCGTGAAAAGGAAGAGTTTATCGAAAAACTCAACAAATTGTTTTTAACACAGGGCGTTGCGAATACAAACATACACTGAAGGATTTATTATGAAGTCGAATCATTATGTTGACAACAAGAAACTTTATGCAGAAATGCTAAAGCATATTGCAAGGGTCAACGAAGCGAAAGAAAAAGGTGAACCAAAGCCACGCATCCCCGAGTATATCGGGTACTGCATCTTTCAAATTGCCACACGTTTGGCAACCAAGCCAAACTTTGCTGGGTACACTTACAAAGACGAAATGATCAGTGATGGTGTTGAGAACTGCTTAACCTACCTCCACAATTTCGACCCAGATAAGTCAAGCAACCCTTTTGCTTATTTCACACAAATTATATACTATGCATTCTTGCGTCGTATTTCTAAAGAAAAGAAACAGTCTTACATCAAGCATAAGAGTCTTGAACACGCACTTGTGAATAACAACCTTGTTGACATGTCGAGTGAAGAACTGGCTCACTTTGATGCTTTGTTACTCAATACAAGCGACAATATCAATGATATGATAGAAAAGTTTGAGTCAAAGATCGAAAAGAAAAAGAAGCGCAAGGGTATTGAAAAGTTTATTGATGAGGAGGATTCTAATGCGGATAGCCTTGATAACTGATACACACTGGGGCGCACGAGGCGATAGTCAAGCATTTGCAGATTTCTTTAACAAGTTCTACTACGATTTTTTCTTTCCGTATTTAAAAGAAAACAACATCACACAAATCATTCACTTGGGCGATATTGTAGACCGCCGCAAGTATATCAACTATTTGACCGCAAAAAACTTGCGGAAGTTTGTTGGTCATTGTGACACGTCAGGGATAAAACTTGACGTTTTGATCGGCAACCATGACACTTCATTTAAGAATACAAATGAAGTCAACTCAATGAATGAGTTGTTTGAGCATAGTTCATATGATGTTTCTTATTATTCAAGCCCAACCACTAAAGAGTTTGATGGCTTGAAAATCGCATTGTTGCCTTGGGTTTGCTCGGGTAACTATGACGAGTCAATGAAGTTTGTCAATGAAACCGATGCCCAAATCCTTTTTGGTCACCTAGAGATTCAAGGATTTGAAATGTACCGTGGCTCATTCAATGACCATGGGTTTGATGCCAAACAGTTTGATAAATTCGATATGGTTTTGTCTGGTCACTTCCATCATAAGTCAAGCAGGGGTAATATTCACTACCTTGGCGCTCCTTATGAAATGACTTGGTCAGACTATAATGACCCGCGTGGCTTTCATATTTTCGATACTGATACACGTGAGTTGTTGTTTATCGAAAATCCATACAAAATGTTCAGCAAAATTCACTATGATGACGCTGGAAAAACGATGGATGAAGTGCTTCTGTTTGACCCAGCGCCCTACAAAAATCAATATGTCAAAGTCATCATTCACTCTAAAGAAAATCCTCTTTGGTTTGATATGTTTATTGACAAACTTGAGAAAACAGGGGTGTCAGACTTACAGGTGCTTGATGACCACTTGAACCTGAATCTTGAAGATGACGGTGACATCATCAATGAGGCTGAGGACACGCTGACCATATTGCGCAAAGTGGTTGATGGTATGGATACCAGTATTGATAAGAAAAAACTTGACATTTTTCTTCAGAACCTTTATACTGAAGCCTTGTCCATAGAGTAACACTATGATACTATTCAAAACGATCCGTTGGCAGAATTTTCTGTCAACGGGCAACCAATTTACCGAGATAAAACTCAACAGGTCTAAATCAACACTTGTGGTTGGTGAGAATGGGGCTGGTAAATCTACCATGCTTGACGCTTTGTCATTTGCTCTTTACGGTAAACCATTCCGCAATATCAACAAGCCGCAACTTGTAAACTCTATCACGCAAAAGAATTGTTTGGTTGAGTGTGAGTTTAGCATTGGTAGTAAGGAGTATAAAATCCGAAGGGGTCAACGCCCAGAGGTGTTTGAGATTTATTGCAATGGTGGGCTGATAAACCAGAGTCCAAACATCAAGGAGTATCAAGAACTACTTGAGACAACTATTTTGAAAATGAATCATAAGTCATTTGGACAAATTGTTGTGCTCGGCTCGGCAAACTTCATTCCGTTTATGCAGTTGCCTGCTCATACAAGACGTGAGGTGATTGAAGACCTTCTTGATATTCAAATCTTTTCAGTCATGAATAGTTTGCTGAAAGAAAAAGTTGTTGCAAACAAAAACGAAATCTTGAACTCTGAACATGAGATTGATTTGATCGAAAACAAGATCGAGATGCAAGAAAAGAATATCAAGTCACTCAAACTTAACAATGAGGAGTTGATAGGTCAAAAGCAAGAACTCATTGATGTCACTAAAGTGAAAATCAGTGAGGCAAACGTAGTTGTTGCCAACATTTCTGCTCAAATTAATACTTTGAAGCAAACCATCGCAGACAAAACGAAAGTCGAAACCAAGAAACAAAAAGTTCTTGAATTAGAAAAGAAACTTGAGGATAGAATTCGCGCGATCAGGAAGGAAGTTAAATTTTTCGAAGAAAACGACAACTGCCCTACTTGTAAGCAGGGTATTCATGAGGAGTTCAAGTGCGAAAAACTCAACTCCCGTAATGAACAACTAACCCAAGTCAATGGGGGCTTGACAGAATTATCGAAAGAGTTTACAATTCTAGAATCAAGGTTGGCTGAGATTTCATCTGTCAATTCTGAAATTGAGAAATTGAATCGTGAAATCACTGAGAACAATAACAAGATATCCTCTTGGAATGAGTCAATCAGTACGTTAAACGATGAAATTGAAAAGATCAGAAACAACACGAAGGTTATTGATGCCAACAACATTGAGGTCGAGAAGTTACAAACTGAATTGAAGAGCAAGGTGTCATCACTTGAAGGGTTGCATCAAGAAAAGAAAATTCAAGACGTAGCATCAGTGTTGTTGAAAGATTCGGGTATCAAAACGAAAATTATTCGTCAGTATGTTCCAATCATGAACAAACTGATCAACAAGTACCTAGCCTCAATGG